ATAAAAGTTAGTTAATCTAAACAACCCAACATAACCCACCGCTATTTTTGGCTAACCACGTGCTTTAAAAAATAACCATGTCTAAGCCAACTATAACTATAACTATAACTATAACTATAACTATAACTATAACTATAACTATAAAAAGTAAGAGTCTCTTGTCAACGTTAATAAAAAATTAATAACAGTTGACTCTTTATTAAAAATTGATTAATATTATTTTGAAACATAATATTGAGGCTAAGTATGCCAATCCCAGCTATAAAACTTTACAAAGACAAGCTCGTTTATCTCAAACATATGACTGTAGAACTACGGTCAGCTATATTCCTCAATATCATTGTTTATTCAACGGAAGAAAATCCCGTGTTAGTTGAATTGAACGACCCTTTAGCATCTCAAATCCAGCAAGATATACTTAAAAGTATTGATAGGCACGAAAAAGAATACCAAGATAAAGTAGAAAAAAACAGAGAGAACGGCAAGAAAGGCGGTCGCCCTAAGTCTATTCAAGACGCACCGCCCGTAGTTGATTCTAAGCATGGAGCTCTAACAGCCCAAAAAGACCCTATAGAAGCTCAAGAACCTAAGCAAAGCAAGGTTGTTAGCATGGACCTAAAGCAACCTACATTAGACTATGAATTAATAGAAACAAGCTGGAATAACATAGCTGAAAAGTACGAGAAATTTAAAATACCAAAGATAGCAGGTATGGGTGACAAAAGAAAAAAAGCAATTAAGGCTAGATTAGCTGAGTTTGCTGGTGATGGTGATATAGCATTCTTTTTCAAACAAATAGAATTAAAGATAGAAGAATCCAATCATTTAAAGGGGGTTAATGACCGTGGTTGGGTAGTTAACTTTGATTTTATATGTACTGCTAGTAGCTTGTTAAAGCTATTGGAAGGCAACTATAGTAACAAAGATATAAGAAGTGAAGATCAATTAAAATGGGATAGAGTTAGAAAGGAGGTTAGTTATTAATGAATGAGAAAGTAACAGATTACATATTAACATTACATATATTAAACAATAGAAAATGTCCTGATACAGCATTACTAGAGTTGTATGCTAAGGATTTTCAAGGTTGCAAAAAGGAAGAACTCGACAAGGCATTTGATAAACTAAAGATACAACAAACTTTTCCTACTACAAATATAATTGGTTTGTTTCTTACAGAACTTGAGGATGCTAGGAAGCCAGATTCGGTGACTGCACAAAGAAACTTACTAGAAGAGTGTAGAAGAAAGCACGGCAAGGTTGGTCTTTACGATAAACCAGATTATCCAGAGAATAAAGAGATGGCAGACAAGGTTAGTAGTTTGCTTAAAAGTAGTATTAGAAAAATAGGAGATTAAGATGATAACTGACAACAAAACGCAAAAGAAAATTTTTATGGACGCCCGTGTTGTAGTAATAGTTGGCGGGCTAAGGCTATTAGAACACACAATTGCTTCGTTCGTAAAAGATATTCATGATACTCAACCAGCAACCGCAAACATTGAGGAGATAGAGAAAGCCGTAAAAGATACTTGTGAAGATATCTTAACTCAGATAAAAAGCACTAAACTATTTTCACTGGAGGAAGACAAATAATGGCATATGAGAGAAAAGAAATAGATTACGATTTCCAAGAAAGAGAGATATTCAAGCGTGTAAGACCATATTCAAAAAATGATGGCGAGGCTATAGGGGTTGCAAGGCAGTCTATTAACTATATGACACACGAGTTTATTTATAGAAGCCCTAGGACTAATAAAGATGTTAGAGACAACTGTGCGGGCTTGCTAGAGGACTTAGCGGAGCATTATAACAAGGAGAGATGTGATGAGTAAGATGAAAGATATTTTAGAACACATTGAGAATCTAGAAGATAAGAAAATTTCATTAAGCAAGGCTTTTATTTCTTTGCGATGGAAAGACTTTAATGATAGCTATGGATACGATCAACATTGTAGACAAATAGATGACCAAGTAAAAAAGGCTTATAGTCTTATCGAAAAACTATCAACTAACTACGAAGAACAAAAGCAACAAACTGATAGTTGCGAGCATGAACAGTGGGAAAGAGAGCAGGAGAATGAGTGAAAAAAATATAAATATCAAGTGGCGTATTGTTTCACATTTAATACAATTCAGTTTTGGATTCAGTTGTGGTTTTATAATAGTACAATTAGTACAATTAGTACTAAGATTATTTTAAATAAAAAACTAAATAAGGGCAACATCTTTTTAAGTATGTCGGGATTTCCGAATAACTCAACCAAAAGGTGATATTATGAAAAAACTAGCTGTAGATAAAAGACTATTCGCAAGTAGATTACATGAGTTTTATGCTAAGTTTAAGACTTATACAGAGGAACAGGAACTACAAGTTAAGGTCGCAGACTACCTTGATGACTTAGAAAAAAAAGACTTAATCATTAACTGGTGGCATACCCCTAACGGGGCATATTATGGCAAGGGTTGGCTTGCTAGAAAGTATGGCTTGCTAATGCGGTTGTTGGGTGTAAAGAAAGGCATACCAGACATCCAAATAATCGCCCACAGAGAGTTTGTGTTTATAGAATTGAAAACGCCTAAGGGCAGGGTATCAACTGAACAAAATGACTTCCTAGAGTGCTTAAAACGTCAAACAACAATACACTGGATACACGGATTCTGTACATCTGTAGACGAAGTTGAAAAAACGTTAATCGAGGGGGCGGTTATATGATAAAAAGATACTTAGAAATACTCAAGATTACAAATGCGATTAATCAAAAAGTGAAGGGAACCCCACCGTCACAGGCTATTATTATCTACACAAGTAGGTTTTATTATGGGGATTGTTTGGATTATATACTTGGGTCTGTCTTAATTCTTTACCCATTTAAGCGTAGACAAATAAAGCGAATATGGGTAAGTAATTATAATATTAAATGGGGCGGTGATTTGAATTAACGATAGTCAGCAAGATGTTCTTTAATCTCGTGTTGCACACTCTTTTTTAAGTGCTTGTAATTTATGCCATCCTTAAGCGTATATTCGCCTATAGTCATGCCATAGTTACCAATGCCCATCTTGACAACATAACCATCTTTAGTATCAATCTCATGCAAGGTTATAGATATGTCAATGTCCTTGTATGTATCGGAAATATCGTATGCAAAGCGGTTGAATTTAAAATCATTCATAATCTCATAGTTAAAAATTAGTTTACGACCCATATTCTGCTAGCCCCTCCTTTCAAAAAATTCAACAATTCCCTTAGCAAAAGCAATAGCTAGCTCAACTAAAAATAAAATAATTACTACAGTTATAGCCCCAACGATAAGCGTAGTTACTATATTGTCCGGCATTAACCCAAATACGGGAATACGGGACACCAGAGTGTGTATTGGTACTAATAACCCATAAAAACCAAAAAATCTTAACCCCCCATATAGCATTTTTATCTCCTTTTTTAATCATTATATATACTACTATATCTTTACACACTGTCAACATAAATATATATAATATTATGAATAAATATACTTGACTTATGTAAAATGTGTGGTACTCTATGTAAATAAAATGAATTATGAGTAGAAACAAATGATACATTATAAACAAGAATCAAAGATAGTAAATGGAAGGATTAAAATAAAGCCAGAATATAGAAGAGAAAGGATAATCTTTTACTGTAGTAATAGTGGTTTTGTTACAGTAAAAGAAATAGCTGATTACTTTGAAATAAGTACTATGACTGTTTTGAGAGATCTAAGAATACTACACAAACAAGGTAAGCTTGTCAGGGTTCATGGTGGGGCATTAAAAAAGGGGTTTAATAATGATTAATAAAAAAAGTCTTGGGCTGTCTATAGAAGAAGCTAGCGAGAATTTCAATAAGTTTGTTAAGGCAAAGCTTAAGTTTGATAAAGAAAATCCTCACATTGTGGAAGCTTTAGAAAAAAGACAAAAAGAGTTAGAGGCAAAAACAAAAACCAATTCTATACTATCCCACATAAGCAAACAACATGAAAAATAAGCACAAAGTAACCCCCCTAGGAACCCTACTAAGGCATATTAGATTAGACCATGAAGTTACACAAACACAAATGGCTAAAGTCATTGGTATATGCTCTAATACCCTTTGCAATATTGAATTCGGTAGACAAGGTATGTCAATAGAACATGCTGAAAAGATTATACATTATTATAAACTAGACCATAGACTTGCGTGTAGGATAGCAGTGTTAAGATCTGACCTTGATAAAATAACCCAAGAAAAAATATTAAAACTTTTGGAGGCTTGAGAATGATAACTATAGATGAATTGCCTGAGATAATCGGGCATTATATTGTAAATATTAGACATTATAAGACTGAAAAATACGGGGTTTTTAACTTATTTAAGCGACGTGTTGCCTGCTTAGAGTCTGTAAAAACTGGTAATTTAACAAAAACCACTAACCTCATGTCAGTCATACACAACGAAGTAGTTGGAGTAGAAGGTCTAGACTATGTAATTGTAGCTATTCGCTTTGCTAAGACTGAGGGTTATAAACTAGTAAGAGGGTATCGAGAGGTGTGATAATGATTAAAACATTAATACTATTATTGCTTTTGAGTACGGGGGCTAGGGGTCATGAAGTAAAGACCCCAAAAGGCTACCTATCATTGGATAATGTTAGAAGTTATGAGGATGTTGACTACTTGTTTGGTTCTTTAAAATGTAAAGTATGGTGGACTTTGACAAACTCTAAATCCACAATAATGACTTGCAAACAACTAGTAGAAGAACACAGAAGACTTGAGGGGTTAGATTAATGGATTGGATTAGAGAATTCTTATTAAGATTTAATAGTTCTTATAAAAAGAATGATATTGTGGGTAATAGCTTGCCCTTTAAAAATAAGTTGTTCGGTCTATTTTATATTTTTAGTAACAGTTATTGGATGTGTGATGCATGAGCAAAAAACAGATTAAAGATTATAAAGATATTGAAAAGGTTTTAGAAGTTGGTGATCTAGAATTCTATAGAGACGTTACTGACTTTGGTTTTAGTACAGTTTATGTTGTAAAAGAAGGGATTGTTATTGCTAGCATGGAAGGTGACATTCAGTATTCGTTACCAGAGATAAACAATTTCATTGATTGGACAAAGGAGAAAGACCAATGAAAGAAATATTTAAGGTGCTTAATGGGGATGTGGGGGAAGAAGAAATAGACGGGGTATGTCCTACAACTAAAGAGTACATGGATAGCTTTATAAGAGTTTACGCGATAGCCAACAGCTATAATTACATCTAAGTTGTAAAATCGAACAGGTTTATCTGAATTAGCAATTTGCAAATTTTGCAAATTGCTGTGGTGGGATTGAGTCAATAGATTCAGAGACAAACGAGGTTTTTCATAATGAGAGCTGTGAGGCTATCTTAGAGATTGATAAAAACGACTCTAGCAAGGTTAAATTATTTATAGATGGCGAATACAAGGAAAAAAATTATATTTTTAATACTTATACTAAATATGAGTTTGAAGTTGATCGGGCTAGGCTAAAGAGTTGGGTAGAAGAGGGTATCGAGAGGTGTGATACATGAGCAAAAAACAGATTAAAGATAATAATGACTGATCAGATAATCTTAACACTCGTTACAGTAGGATGGATTGTAATGTTTCAGGGTTTAATATATAGGAACTTATTCATTGGCTTCATAGGGATATTATTGTCACTAGTTGGAGTCTATGAATTGCTTATGCTAGTAGAATTGCCAACAACCCCGTAATATGCTATATATTAACGAATAGTTAATCTAATTAGTATGTATAGTATGGCAATTCATAAGGTTGCGTCGGATAAACATAATCATCCTGATGCTAAAATTATAGCTAATTTAGAAGAGTTAGCCAGCGAAGGGCTTACAATTAATGCAATAGCACCTTACGTGGTTGCACAAGGCTATAATAGAACTCATTTACATGATTTGATAGCTTTACACCCCGAATACTCCGACTCTATTGAAAAAGGTTTGGCTATATTTGAGCGTGAAAACATTGCTAGCATAAGAAAATCTGGCGAAACAAACTGGCAAGCTAAAGCTTGGGTTACAGAAAGACGCTTGCCACAATGGCGTATGCCAAAAGACGACCCTAAGATTATTATTAACAATGGCTCTCAAGAAGACGATCTAATACCTTTTGTTATAAGCACGCTAGAAAATGCCATGTTACCAACAACCCTAGAGATGTATAAATCTGGGGCTGCTCATAATGGTGCTAAGGGTGGTAGGGGTGGTGCAAAGTCAAGCGAAATAGGTCTTATTATGCTTAGAGAGACTTTTGATAGTACCTTAAAAGATACTAATTTTATGTGCTTAAGAGAATTCCAAACTTCAATTAAAGCAAGTGTATATTCCGTTTTAGCTGAGCTAATTCGCAAACACAATCTATCTAAGTTCTTTGATATAAAGCATGATGTAATTATTAACCAACACTATAATATTACTTTTTACTTTAAAGGTTGCCAAGACCCTGAGGGTATAAAATCAGTGCATAATATCACACGTAGTTGGAGTGAGGAAGCCCAAACAGGTAGATTAGCTAAGCTTGATATTATTATGCCATCAATTCGCAATGATAGGAATATCCCAACGCGTACTTATTATACATTCAACCCTACTAAACCCATTGACGACGTGGTTGCATATATTAATAGGTATGAAAGTGTACACTGGTTGCATATCAATATGATGAGAAATCCCAAAGATCCATCGCAAGCCTACCTACCTAAACATTATCAGAATAGTACCCTTATGCAGTTGTATGAAGGTGATTTAAAGTACCAACCTGAGATTGTACCACATAAATGGTATGGAGAAGCATCTACAGATTATGCTGGTATGCCATTTATTAATGTATCTGTAAGACCCCTCGAAGGTGAGCCTACAACCAATGGTCACGTATACGCTTTTATAGACCCTAGCTTTAAGGGTGGTGATTATACAGCGTTAACAGTTGTGTGGTTAGAGGGTGAACTCATGATGGTGTACGGGCAGATATTTAAAAGGGCTTGGAATGAATGCCTAGACGAGTGTGTACGGGTACTCTCAAGGTTTAAAGTACAGAACTTTGCCTATGAAGATAACTCCCTTGGTACAGCTCCACTGGACGCATACAACCCCCTAGGTTGGCATGCAATACCTATTAATAATACAGCTAATAAGATTAATCGTATATATAAATATGGATACCTAGCTAAAGATATGATAATGTTACATGATAATAATAGTCATACTTACATTGAACAAGTACGTAACTATGATAAAACAGTTAGCAAGGCAAGCAGTGGTCAGCACGATGATGCACCCGACAGCCTAACTAGTTGTATTGAATTTGCAGGGATTAGATAATGGCACATCAAGGCAATTTGGGTAGTATTGATTTTATACCAATAAATATACCACTGTTATTACTTAGTCAAGATGATTGGGTTAAACATGCTATACACAACTTTTATACTAGAGTCTTTTATGAAGTCCTCAACTGTACTACGGGAATCAAGGATAAAGATAAGCCTATATTTTATAATAACAGTAACATATCTTTTGTGAATAAATTTGGTTTGATACATTATATTGTGATCGGTTATTCAACTGGCATAACATTTGGATTAAGTCTTGATAAAAATGGTGGGAAGCCTTTTGTTAAACAAGTAGATTCAAGTTCGTTTACGAATGAGCAGGTGAAAAATAAAGACGTGATAAGGCTTGATTTTAAGCATTTCAATGAGCCACACCAAATACGTCAAATTTTCCATTTGCAGTATGAATTATTAACCTTTATGCACGCTGGTATGTCAGTTGCTAGCACCCCTGCGTATAAAATGAAGGAACTTAGAAGTACTAACAGTACATCTACTTTGGATGCTATAAGAAAGCAATTAAATAGTATGATTAGTGCATTTAAGCGGGCGGGTAGTGTAATTACTATGGATGAGGGCGATAGGTTTGAATATACCCCTTTTGATGCAACCCCCGCTGAAAAGCTTAATGATATATTGATAGGGTTATTATCTACTGTTACAGGCTTACCAAAGGCTTACATAGGAGCTAATAGGGCATCTAGCCTAGGTGATAGTGGGCAGGCAGATACCTTACAACTTAAGATGGCTATATCAAGATATTTTAATGAGTTATTTAAAGGCACAGTGGATAGTTTGCTAGGTACAGATGTGCAGTTAATAGCTAATAGTAGAGATAGAATCACTTGGCAATTAGATGCTTTAAACGCTTTGGAAGAAGTATCTGAGCTAGATGAAAATACTAAGTCTGCAATGCAAAAAGAAATATTAGAAATTAGGTAGATTATGTCAATAATCGTATATCCTAAATCCCATTTTAATAACTCAGATAAGCAATTCAAGTGGTCTAAACAACTCTTACGTAAGTTCCCAAAAGAAATCATACGTATTTTACCTAGCGAATCAGCTACATCAGATGCCCTACATGGATTACAGTATGGTGTAAAGATGACAGTTCGTAAGGCGGTGGGTACTAATGAGTACTATAGACGCTTTGGTTGTGGATGTGGGCTTGAGTATGATGGGGATAATGAGAAGTTTATAGCGTTCTTAACTAAAACAAAAGTACCTACCACAAGGGGATTATCTGATACTACCAAAGAAATTAATGTGGATAAACGGATCACTGGTAGCCAAGAGTCTACTATAACTAGTGAGCTTGCAGAAGAAGAGATTGATAAAGACTTTTTACAAATAGATACTACCAATAAGAAAGCCCCCGCTATCACTCTTGCTAGTGGTTTAATATTTACGGTAGGGGCATCTTTTGTGGTAAATGGTGTACTTAAAGATGATAAAAAAGAAGAGACTAAGAAGGCCGCAAACAAGGCATTAAAGGCACAAGAGCCTGCTACAAGTAAGGAAGTTGAACAACTCACAGAACTGTATAACGTGCAAGAAGATGGCAATATTCTACTTCGTAAGGCTACTATTACTACTATCAAAGGTGCAACCAACACCCGTGAATATTTACTATATAGCAAGCCAAGAGACTCTGTTATGGCTCTCACCAAGGTTACAACTAAATCTAAAAAAGATATTGACTTTACAATTAAAGAAAGTGTACTATTGAGTGAGTTGAATAAAAGTAATGATTTGTTAATACTTTTCAATAGGCATTATAAAGATTTTAATCCTAAAGAGGTTACTAGGCAATGGCAGAAAATAAGCTAAAAGGTAGTAAGAAAGGATCTGAGAATGTGGCGGAAGTTACAGCCCCAATTGTTGGAACTACACAAGAAGGATCTGAGAATGTGGCGGTTAGTCGTAAAGCCAGAGTTGTTGCACAACGCACAGGTCGCGCATTAAAGTTTAATTATAGAATGAGGGCTTAATGTCTGATACCGAGAATACAACAACTGAAACAGTAGATAATGCACCTACAAAGGTTGATACTACTGAGCAAGTAGTAAGTATGCAAGCTCAAATTGATAAATTAACTGCAAGCCTTAAGACTAGTGAGGTTAAAGAACCACCTCAAGAACCACTTACAAGTGTTGCTACTCAGGCTAAAATAGTTAAGGATAAGGCTGATGCTGAGATAGTAAGAGATAAAATTACTAAGGTTGTTAGTTATGTATCAAACTTTCAATCTCTAATTGATAAGAACAAGGATTTGTTACCCGAAGAATGCCAATTTATCAAGTCATTTTATGATGACAAAGATAGTAGCGAGGATGATAGATATTATGGATATCGTAGCGATTTAGCTGATAATTTCTTTAAATCAGATGAGAATATCAAATTACTGGATGGCGACATTTATAAAAAGCATAGATCGGCTGTTACCAAGTGGATGGCTCGTGATGTGATGAAGCAGGATCCTAAAGCTTTGGAACTAGTTTCAGAAGCTTTTGCAATGGCTTTACATTCTAAAGGATTACTTACAAAGCAAGCACAAGTTAATAATGCTAATAATGTCAATAATGGCTACGTCGGGAACACCGATGACAGTGTTATGCAAATGTATATAGATTATGTCCAAGCCCCAAGTCCTGAAATTGCAAAAGATGCAAATAAAAGATTAAATATGAAAATGAGTGAACTAAGGAGTAGAGTACAATGAGTAAATTTGCAGCCAATGTTAATGCTAGTGTGTTAGGAAGATCAGCCGAGCACAGCCCTGCTGAAACTGTTAATATTTTTGATTTTGGTACTAAGCCAATTGCTGGCGTTTTTGTAGAGTACGATGGTCTCAATAGCGTTAAGACCGTAGATAGTATCTTAACTAATGATGTTAGTGTTGCCGGTATCTCAGCCGTTAATCATGGAAACATTCTTGATGCTGGTATTGATGTAACACAAAAAGGTCGTTTTGTGCCGGTTTTGGCCTCTACAACACAAACATTTACAGTTGGTGGGGATGTATTTATTAATGATGCTGGTTTAGCTTTAGCAACGGGTACTACTAACCTACTACTAGGTGCAAAAGTTGCCGCTTTAGGCTCAGTTGGTGGGTCTTTAGAAACTGGTGGAATTATAGCTAGAGATGCTAGCGGTAGTATACCAGCAGATTATGTATACGTTCACATTGATTTAACTTAAGGAGTAGCCATGTCTACAGATTTAATCTCAAGCAATAAAGAAGAAATTTTTAGAAATACTTTTATTATACCGTCTTTAATCCAAAGCTACCAGCCTACAGCGTTAAAAGTAGTTGGTACAAGAATGCAGCATAGTGGTGTTGACACTAGTGGTTTTGGCAACGGTAAATTTACCCATTTATCTATAGTTCAACTTGGTGATCAAGTTGTGGCTAAAGAAATTAGTGATGCAACTAATGTGTTTGCAACCACAAAAGGCGTGCAAAAAGCCTTTACATTTGATATGTTAGCGTTGGCTTTAAAATATAGAGTCTCTAATTTAAGCATGAATACTGATCAAACAAACGTGTTCAATAAGACGGGTAAAGATTTACTTGTACAATGGGATATTGATACAACACCTACGTTAATAGCTAACGAAACAGATAATGTGGAAAATATTGTAAGTGCTACAGGTCTTACAATAGCTAATATTAATGCAGCTGTAAGTGCGGGGCTTGATTCATTTAAGGATAATCTACGTATTAGCATAGAAGATCCCAATATAATCTCAGTTGACATTGATAATAACACTAATGCTATTCTTAGGCAACCAACTACTAACGGTGTAACTACTAACGCCACGCCATTTAGAGAGGCGTTAGGTGATAGGGATTTCTCTGTTATGAACAAAGATGTTTCTGATGCTGTTAAAGCTCAATCTAGTGAGGTGTTTGATCCTCTTGATGGATTAATTATGATGACATATCGCAATGATAATAGATTGCATCATGGTATGTTACCCCAAGTCTTCAAGTCCGGAGAATCAATTGAGTCTTTAGATATGATTAGTTATTTTGGTTATAACAATGCTAAGTTTGAGGTGTTTGAAAAATCTGTGGTTATTATAAGATTAAATAACGCATAAGGTAGTTATGTATGGCAACTGATAATCAAATAGCTGAGATAGATCGTAACTTACAGTGTTGTGATCTTGCTGTATTACAGGGTTGTGAGTTAGAGGACATTGATACATTTGGGCTTGATTTAGATACCCCTTTTGGACAATGGCAAGCTAGCTATAATATTACTTTTAATAGAGTGAAGAAGTTAGGATGTGGGGCTAAAGATGCTTTGGATTGTATAGTGAATAGGGCATTTAGAGAGGATGGGGTTGAAGTTATAACCTCAACTCTCCCGCCCATTGATAATGGTGTTGTGGTAGGCTTTAGTAGCTCGTGGAGGCCTTATGGTGTCCATTAAGATTGGTGTGAATGATAAGCCTGTGAAATTACCAAAGAGTCCAAATAGCTTTAAGAAGTTAGGTAATAAAAAAGCTAGGAAGACTGGTAGTAAGAGATCAGGTGTAAGTACATTTGAACTTGCAAAGAAAATGGAGCGTAAATATAAGATATTCTCTAGACCTATTAAACGTCCACAAAAGGAGCTAAAAGAGGCTATGGACTTACTAGGTAAAGCAGTATTAGAGGGTAAGAAGATACCTAAGAGGGCTATAGAGAATCTTACTATTTCAGCTATACGGATTCCTATATTGAAGAAGCAGTATGGTAGTAATAGAAAAGCTACTATACTGGCAAAAGGATTTAATTTATTAACAGTAGATACAGGGACAACTTTTAACTCAATAGATGTTAGGATAAAATAATGAGTAAGATAGGTTTTTCATCTCAGTTTTTAAACTTACAGATTGCACTTAGCAAGGTTTTTGGTTTACCTGTGGTAGTTAAAGACCCTAGTGAATCATTAACTTGTCAGTTGTATTTAATACCAACTGCTTTCAAGATTAAGACAAGTACAGAATTAACGATAGAGGCTGAAATTCAATTAATGGGTGATTGTAAGAACTTACCAGTAGGTTATTTAGCTTATCAAGCTTATATAAATACACAGTACGGCAAACAATTACAGTTTCTAGAAAGTTTAATAGAAGAAGAGGTATTAGCAATAGATAAGTTTGGTGTTACAAGATCATCAATGTCTATACTTTGGGTAGATGACGTCAATATTACAATAACTAACAACCCATTAAATGAGGTTATTACATGAGTATAATACAAGATTATGCAGTTACCGTAGAAGCTAGCACAGCTATACCACAAGTTAGTTTTGCTTTTTTGGATAAAATATGTGCCGTAGCTAAAGTCAATGGTACAGGGGTTGAGGATACTATTACAGAAGTATTCAGCATAGCAGAGATTGAAGCTATTACAGATAATACTAGCATTAAACAAGCTTTGGCAAGTGGTGCTACAAGTGTGTTTGTTATAACTAAGGCTACTTTAGATATAGCTAATCTTTTAGACGCTAATTTAGGCGAGTTCTTTACTGTATTAATTACAGAAGACTTTAATAAGACAGAAGTGGACGCTGCTGATTTGGGGCTATTTGATGGTGTGGTAGGCTGGTCAAATGATGTAGAGGTCGATGTAGATGCATTTGGTGATGTAGCTAAGCAATCTGGTTTTCTAGATTCTGGCAATGTAAGTGAGGGTATGTTTCATGCTTTTACTAGATTGTTTGCTACCCATGTAGGGCGAGAATGGTTTAACCAGCAGTATATTGATGCCGGTACAGCCGTTGTTAATCCAGTGCTAACACTTGGAGCCGCTGAATCTGAGTTTGCTAATAGAGTTAGTTTCTTCCTACAAGATGACACTAATCTTGGTATTAGGTTAGGATTCTTTGCAGCCGGTGGGCAAGGTATTTCACAACCTTATGTAGAAAAGCAATCTGCTTTAGAAATACAACAAGTAGGTTTAAATTTCATAGCTAACACACAACCTAATAACACGCCTGCTACAAGGGCTTCTTTGGGAGTTATTTTTAGTGATGTTTTAGATTTATATGTAGCATCAGGCGGTATCTTAACCTTTAATGTAAGAGTAGAAATTGTAACAACTGAATTCTTTAAAGCAAGCTATAGTGGTAATATTGTATTTACAAGTCCATTGTGGAGAACTAAATTAGTAACATTAAACAGTGTGAGTGCATAATATGGCAATAGTTACGACAGGCGACTTATCTACAAAAGAAGTGACTTTTATCTGGAAAGGAATAACATACTTAAGTACAGCGGTAGTATCTATCTTACCAGAAACACAAACTACTTCGACAATGACATTTAGTAGTAGCCCGGCAAGCAATGGGAATAGAGACAAATTAAATGCGGGTACCAATATAACCATTATATTTCTTAATATTGAGGATGATCTCTTTGCAGTCTTACAAGAAGTAGACAAAGAGGGTATAATTACTGGAATTGACGTTGTTACAACCCCTCGAAGCGATACCGCCCAAGACAAAGGTCTAGTTACACTTCGTAACTTAAGAGTTATAACCCCGGGTGACAATGCGCAAGGGCAAGAAGTAGACAAGACATCTACTTGGATATTCAGCACAGCTGATAGGAATCTTATTTACACTAATGTGGATGGAGAGGATATTGTTATCACATAATGACCAAGACTAAATCTAAGATCCATGTTAGTAAATTATCTGAATTAGACGGTATTCATGCGCTATATTGTATCGATATAGCCAAGATCTTATTTTTTACAATGCGAAATACTACGACTCCAGACACAAATCATACAGAACAAGAATTAGTTGACATTTATAATTATAAAGATAAGAATGAAAAACTAGGTTTAATCCTAAGAGCATTATCTTATAGACCTAAAGAAAATCGTCATTTATTAACATATGAACTTGAAACTATGTTAATGGCTTGTTTTTTAATAGATAGTGAGGGTAAAAAAGTAGAAATGAATTTGCCTATAATACAAGCTCTAGATCCTTTCGACATAGCCGATGCTTGTGCCGAACTCATGTATCAAATTTTTAGCCTTGATAGGTTTGAGAAACATCAAGCTCCACGATTAAATAAAAAAAAAACATCATAAAAATGGACAATCTCTATAAGATTGTGGCTAATTATCCACAATTTACTTTAGAACAGATAATTTTTAAGGCAAGAATAGATGGCACTTAAAGCAATCTTAGATATTGAACTTGCACAATCTAGTCTTAATGATGCTTTGAAAGACCTTGACAAGGGTTTAGACAAGTCAAGTAAACGTTTTGGTCGTACCTTTGGTGTAGCTTTAAGTACTGTGGGAAAGAAATTCGCTAAGACAGCTGGTATTATAGGTGCGGTTGGTTTAGGAGCTGCGGCTGCGGCGCTTGCTCTCGTGCAAAAAGAGGGTGAAAAAGCTTTAGATGCACAACAAAAAAGAGTAAATCAGGCACAACAGATTCAAACTATTGCAACTACGGCTGGAGAAGATCCTGAACAAGTAGCTGGATTAGTACAAGGATTGCAAGCTGAAGGTTTTACTTTTGAGGAAGCTACTAAATCGGTAGCTAATTTTGTTGATGGATTAGACGCTGCACGGCTAGGACAAGATCCACGGCTTATAAATTTAACCCAAGAGAAAGATTTAACAGCATCTTTTGATAAGTTTATAAAAGCTCTACAAAGCCAAGATTTAGCTGTAGCGCAGGCTCAACAAGGTGGCATATTAGAGGGTAATGCTGCTGCACAAACACGTCTTTTAACAGGTCAACAAGGTACTTTTCAGCCTCAGCCTTCAGCTGATACAGGGAGAGAAATATCAAGGGTTGCTGACATTGGTTTTCAAGCTCAACAAGCTCAACAACAATTAGATTTAGATGCTTTTACACAGGATTTAAAGTCTATTACAGCTGATTCTTTAGATAAAGAAACAAAGAATACAGAGAGAGAAATATCTAATACAAGTAATTTGTTAGAAAATATTCAAGCATTAACCAATGCTAGTGATGAAGCAAAAGATGCTCAACAAGCTTTAGTTAAGGCCACAAGAGATCTAACTTCACAGGTCTTAGTTCTAATAACTAACTTTTCTCCTACTAAATTCACAGAAGCATTTAGAACCGTTAACGTGGGTGGTACTACTGGACTTGGTGGTACAGAAAATATTAGAAATGCTTCTATTGCTCCTAAGAGAAGTGCTGGACAAATTAATAGAGAAAGTGGATAATAACACCAACAAGTACCCCCCCAGCTTGATGCTAGGGGGGTACAGACAGAGTAACCTAAGATTTAGGAACAATCTTATCACTCTCATCAGAGCTATCCTTAACAACCTTAGAATAAGTCATAAGTTTGTAAACAGGATAGAATGCAGAACTCCCAAAGGCGTTGCTTAATTCTATATCCCCGTCACCAACAAATACATTATCCTTGGTTAAAAAGAACTCTTGGCTAGGATCTAATCTTTTCCCAACCTTAAGATAGGCAGTAAAAAGACCAGAGCCTCTAATAGAGTAATAGACATAATTTGTGTAATGTCCATTTGTAGGAAATATCTCAACTAAATAGTCGCCACCGCCCATATTTTTAATTATACGGATTGCGTTATATTCCTTACACACTCTATTAGTACACCAAACTTCACGGTCAGCTTTACGGCTAGCTTCACGCTTTGCCTTCAAAGCCTTCTGCTCAGCTGTATACTCCCATTTAGTAGATGTATGACAGCCACTAAGTGTTAAAAGTGATAAAATTAAAATAAACATCGATCGCATGTCTATTCTCCTTATTAAGGTTACTACTAGCTTTTATTTTACTACCTCGCTAGCTTATGGTAGGCACCAAGTTAATACTTGATACATTATTGAAGTTAATATATTATTGTTAATAAAAGGTGAATACGAGATATGACAATTACCAGCAATATGATTGCAAACGTACAAGGTATTATATTTTTAACAATAATACCAAGATTGACACAAGAGGAAATAGCTGAACTAAATGAATTAACCTCTGCAAATAAAGATTCTACTTTAAACCCAGAGCAAGCGGCCCGCCTTAATAAATTAACTATTCAATCACAAGGCTTAAGCAATGAGGCATCTTTATTCCGGAATTTTGTAGACCAACCATCCAGCAAAGTATTAGTAATACCTATTCCTATAGCGGAGAATTTAATTCAAGCGGTAACTAGTCATCGTGCAACCGTAAGCGTGAATAACACTGTATATCGTAATTTATTAGTTAGTTCACGTGGAAGTAATACCACAGAATTAGACTTTAGTGCTAGTGGTGCTATTAGTTTACTTAATCCATTGAAGTCTTATTTGTTTGCTAAATTACAAGAAGCTATGGATATGGGTTCATTGATTAAATGTAGTATATTTACGTCACATATAATTGTAAAAGATAGTGTGCTGCAAGAGTTTAATGATAGCAAAGATAATCCGGCCGATACAAAGTTTGCCTTTAGCTTAAGAGTGACTAATTTACTACCTAAAACTAGCTTAGTTCAAATTCCTGATTCAGAATTCACAGAGCTAGTCAATACCTCGTTTATAGGTGATCTTCCTACACCCTCAGTAGCACGTTCAGTAACAACCTTTTCTACACCCACCGCAATTATTCCTATTGATTTAGATAGACCAGCCACATATTATGGATTGTATAACTTTGCTCAAGCCCCTTGGAACCAGCATCCAGTGCCATATTTTGAGTTCGCTAATGATACTCTACAAGGTCAGGGTATAAGTAAAGTACAAGTACGTAGAAATAGTGCTATTCAAGATTATCTAATACTAGATGTACATTTTCTAGAGGGTGATAGACTGATTTTATCTCCAAAGATTAACAATCCCCTAGGGTCATTAAGAAATCCATTCATAAGGCAACGTCAGGGTAGGCTATATAGTGCTTTTCAGGAAACTAATCAAATATGGCTAGGTGTAGAAGATGCTAGTACTTAATAATGAGTTATGGCTAGAAAGACCAGAAGAAGCTCAGATTGTAAGATCCTTAGCACCTTTTCTTATACAAACTAAGCGTGGTTACTTTACTCATGTGTTGTATGAGTTTACAGACTTAGGAAAGAAAACACAACTTGATACATTGTTATTTAAAGGGCAACCTTATAGCAATACAACTGCTACACGCACTGCAAGTGTAACTAGTTATGAATATTTAAGAGAATTATCTCTTACCCTAGATATAGAAAATAGTATACTTACAACTCAGGATGTAGAATTCTTGCCCGTGAACGAAGGAGATATGTATATTGTGGTAGGCAATCTACCTGTCATTAACATGAAACATGCTAATAGTGAACTTTACATTATAGGTATTATGGGTTATTATGATATTGAAACTGGACTTTTTAAGGGGAGCTTAACGTTTGGAACAACGAAAACAGATAACGAACCTGCATCTAGCTAGTTTCGATGAGGGCATTGTTACCATAGAAGATCTCGGTAGTGCTGATGACTTTATTCTAAATAGTGATGGCAATACACCTAGTGAGGGTGTAGCACTAATAGTGGATAGTACACCTATCTACGTTGCAAACATCACACCTGACTTGGTTCGGATACTTGACTTAGAAACTGAACAAGCAGATTTAGAGGATAGATTGGCCGATGAGATAAGCACACTAGCTAATACCTTAGTACCGTCAATAGGTAGTCCATTAAACACGCTTGTGGCAACTAATATTACTTTGATTAAGAATGATATTGCAACCTTGAAAAGTGATATTACAACCCTTATAGGAGAGTTAAGATAATGGATAAAGTAATTCCTTTTCTTTTAGATAATGGCACAACTGAACAGGTTAATTTATTAGGCTTAAGTAGGATATGTGACGATGGTAAACTGATAGAATTGCATTATAGATTAAAAGATAATAATGGTAAGTATAAAAAAGAAACTAAAGCATACCCAAGTGAAGTGAATTCTTTGGCTTTAGAGCAGGTGGTTGGCTATATTAATGGACTCTATCTAAAGAAAAGGTATGGTTAATGGCTGAGGGTAGTTTATTATTTAATCAAGAAAATGCTTTTAATTCTAAAGTAGATACTATTATTAAAATAGAAGTTGGTACCGTATATTATTGGCCACAATTAGGTAGTCAAGCCTCTTTTTTTATAGTAGATAGTAGGAATTATAGCTTAGATATGTTTACAGATTATCTACAACAAACCCTAATACAACAAAATATTGAAGTTACAAATATTACTTCAACTGAACAAGGGTTTACTTTATTTATTGCGCTTGAAGGATCAATTGCTACCGGCAATACAGCTACTCAAACGTTTACTAGTATAATACAACAGAGAGCAGGAATAACTTAATGGGTGTGTTTAATTTAGCTTTATTACAATGGGAAGCTTCAACTGTACCAGATACATTTGATACATTGGTCGTGAAATACAATGCAGTCTTTAATACTAATTTTACAACTTCAAGTATTCAAGGAACCCAAGATGGTAATAATCTTTTAATTTTTTCACAAGAGTTTGTTGATCTAGATAACGATATTAGTGAATTACAAGCTAAATTTACTGATGGGATAGCCTTAAATCAAATAGAGATAGCAGTACCAACAACAACAACAGAAGACTTGCTACTAGCTTTTAATGTTAATGGTTATAATGCTAATTTAAAGCCATTAGCGGAGCCTGCTGATGCTGGAACTGTAAGATTAGTAATAGAAAAAAATAGCATAAACTTTGCTACAAATTTAGAGGAACGTAACATCCTTGCTAAGTTGTTTAATGACCATCTAGCGGAGGGGGTTGTTACCGTAGTAGATGCTCCTGCAATTGAGTTAACTGGTCAAGTTGAATTGAGCAATGGACAAACTAAGCCTATGAAGTTTACAATTCCAACTGAAACATTATTGTATATTAGGGCTACTATATTATTCAAATCTACTAATCCTGAACCTTTTCAAAATGAAGCGACAATTGCTACAAAGATTGAAGAAAATTTTTCTAATGTCTATCTAACTGGTAGCATTGTGAGTCCTGATCGATACCTGTCAATAGCTAATGATATACCTTTTGCTAATAATCTTATTATGGAATTCAGCAATGATGGCGTAGTTTTTAACAACGAGGTATCTGAGGACGATTATTTTATTAAAAGATTGCTTACAATTGCTAGAATCACCGTTATTTTAACAGAGATCGCGTAATATGGTTGAAAACATTAGAAATAATCAAATAGAACGAGATTTACAAACCATACTTGATTCTGTTTTAATACCACAAGCAGAAGAAGTCCGTAAGTTCTTTGCTAATGCCTATGTTAGTGAGGCGTTTGGGGCGGCTTTATTTGATAGTGGCTATATGGGATTGTTTGGAGTTATTGATAGGGATTACTTTATAAAAAATTATCCAAGTATTTTTGGTTATATCGCAAGGGCTGGTACCAGTGAGGCGTATATAGGATTATTCAAGGCATTGTTTGGAGATACTACTACTGTAACCTTTGATTTTGGCGCGCCTGCTGGTACTATAGATGTAGATGTAGTTGCTGATTTAGATTCTTTTGTTTGGATAACACAGGATACGGCCGAGGATATTATAACCCAAGATACCGCAGAAGAAATTATATTTACAACCTTGTTTGGCGAATTAACTTTAAATCAAACAGAAAGTCTGCTAAAATTATTAGTACCACATGGAATTTTGGCAACGTTTAATATAACAAATAGTGGTACGGTAGCTTTTAATCGTACATTGAGAAACTTCTAATATGACAAAAGAAATATCCCAATTACCAGATAATCCACTCGTTGAAGACACTGATAGATATGGTGCTGATAAGATAGGTGGTGAAACTGTAAATAGCAGTCATGCACAAATCAAAGCTGATATTGTTAATACTTTATTAGGCTTAGGTGGTGAGCAAGTTGGTAGTCTACATTGGGGCGGTCAATTTAATCTTGAGTTTTTCGGTCAATTAAGTGATGGCTTAACCGAGTTTGAGAAGGCTGATTTCCCTGAATTAATACTTAATAATAGTCCCAATGATGGCAACTGGGAAGCTTTATATGGTAGTCAATCTTGGTTTATAGGTAGTGATGCTGGTAAGTTTAGACTACCCCCCGCGGCCTTAGCAGGCTTATTCTTAAGGGCAACCAGTAGTACTTTTGGGCATAGCTTAGGTGATTTAACACCGAACAAAACAAAAGCACCCGTTATCCCATTTACGGCGACAGGTGGGGATCATATTCACACAGGAGTTAGCAACCCGCATCACCATCAGACAATTCGTGATGTTAGTATTTCAACCGCAGATGATGAAGCACTCAGCGCAAACAAACCAGCAGTTAGAGAAAAAACAAATGTCTCTCAAATAGATTCCGAATATGGCCTTGTTTCAGAGGCCGCGAGCTCGGCTGATGCTACGGTTGGTAAAAGTTCTACAGTAAGTCCAAGTCTAACAATTGATCCAAGTGGTGACCTTAATATGTTATTCACCGGTGGCGGTGATAACGAAACAGCCTCACAAGCATTAACTCAAAACCTATTTGTATTAATGAAGCCTAAATTAGCCTTTGCACCCCCACCAGCGGGCGTGAGTAGCTTTAATAGTAGGCTAGGTGCTGTATTGCCTATACTAGGTGATTATCATGGTGAGATATTAACGATAAGTTCGGGTGACGGTACATTAATTAAAGATTATATTGATACAATGAATGCTGATAGTTATTTATTAGACGGTACTAACGCACTTACAGCTCCTATTGATATGCAAACATTCAAGATAAATAATATGGCCGACCCTACACTAGCTCAAGACGCGGCCACTAAAGCTTATGTAGATGGCATCTTTAGCGCAAGGAATGTAATAGTATTAGTTAATAGTACGGCAAATATTCCTATTACTGATGGGTTTGCTACAGCTCCGATAATTGGGTTCGATGCCGCCCCAGTAGACTCCCAAGGAACAGATCTAGTTTATGATGCCATTAACATGATTACTAATAACAAGACTACACGATATAATGTCCAACTTATGGCTAATGGCATACAAGTTGGCGGAGGGGGTATAGGTCAATTAGGTGTTATATTGGTCGTTAATGGTTTGGATGCTAGGAGACAAATAAAATCAGTAACTGATGATGTAGAGGTAACTTTTAACTTTAATCGTATAGATGTACCACTAGCTTCAGCTACTACCATACAAGTTAAACTTTATGAGAGTGGCGATGGCGATATGGAGGTGAATACTACTACTGAAGGACTTGTAACAACCAATGCTCTTACATTAATTATGTCAGAAATATTATGAGCACATTAATTCTTAATAAAAAGCATAAACCTAGGAAACTTTAATGAACTCATACATCAGAAAAGCATCACTTGCTAATAGAACCTATAAAAACCCATTGATTTTATGGCTAGCTATTTTATTCTTATTTGGTCTTCTAATGGTAAATAATAGTTGTACTCAGGATGTTGGTTTGAATGCTGAGTTACAGTACAACCCGACCTATCCAGTTACTAATAATCAGCCTTCATTATCTCAAGAAGTTATAGCCTTTCTTGCAGAGCCAATTGCTTGTCAAACTTATAAGGGTATGGTGTGTAAAGGTAAAGATTATAACAAAGTTTATGAAGTCATTGTTGCAATGAATGTAGTAGATCTAAATATTTTTAAAAATGGTATAAAAGATGGGTCTATAATTGACATATCTGCTAGTTACCCTTTAGAGATTGGAGATTGGATCGCATTTGCAAAAGACGACCAAGCATTTATTCGTTTTAGTCATCTCTCACCAAGTCATATGCTAATAATAGAGGATTGATTATGAAAAGCTTTTTTAAAAAACTACTACCCCTAGCAAGCAATATATTAGGTACCAGATTACTGAATATGAAGACTCCTTGGGGGGTTGCTATAGGAGGTATAGGGTTCGCTTTGTTTGGCATTGAGTTGGATGGTGAGGGAACTAAACAAGTGTCATCTATTCTTGAGTCAATTGGGTTAGTTAATCCTATTATTAACAATATAATAACTTATGGATTGATTTTAGTGGGTGGCTACTTTACCGCTGCAAAGAAGAAAAAAAAAGACTTAATCAATAAATAATTCTTGTTGGTCACCATGATTTAGCATAGTTGCCTATAGTTGGTTAAAATGGTATAATAGCACAAATACTAAGGAAATTAACATGGCAAAACCAAAGCAGTTATTCGTGTTAGATTATTACAGCCCATGGGATTTAATTCATCAAATCGATACATCTTTTGCTCTTAAATTTGAATTTAGCATCACTTCAAATAATGAAATATACTATATTAGTGTTCTTGGTGATTTTGGTAACTATATGTACAAAGAAATTATCTGTATGGAAATAACTAAAAATAAAGTACAACAAATCAGCAAGATAAAATGTCAAGAAATATGTAATTCAATACAAGAATATATTGATTTTAAAAGGGATTAAAATGCAAGTAGAGATATTTGAAGAGATAATGAGATTGCTTTATGGGGTTGAATTTGTGGAAGTTGAAATATGCAAGTCTTTAGAAAAATAAAATTTAATGAGGTTTTAATAGCTATATTTATTACAGGAACCCTTGTAGCTATAACCACATCTAGTTTAATTTTTGCATTTACCAATCATACAATTCTGTATAGAAATGGTGAATTATATATAGGTAGGTTAGATCCGTAAGGTTGTAATTGGCAACTACATGCTCCACAACCCACATGAAGGCGAACATGGTACAGATATAATCATTAGGGGGGATAGCCCTGATAGTAGGTTTTTTAAGGTGAATAAGGAATAAATTATGCTAACTAGAAAAGTTAATAAAATAATCATTCATTGCAGCGCAACAAAAGAAGCCCAAGACTTTTCTGCAAGTGATATAAAAGAATGGCATTTAGATAGAGGCTTTAGAGATATTGGTTACCATTATGTAATTAAGCTAGATGGCAAGATAGAGTATGGCAGAAATATAGATCAACAAGGTGCGCATTGTCGAGGAGAAAACGAACACTCTATCGGTATTTGTTATATTGGTGGCTTAGACAAAGATGGCAAGCCAAAGGATACAAGGACTAAAGAACAAAAAGAATCTTTGCTAGATTTAATTCATTCATTAAACCAATGCATTCTTAATTGGAGTCTAGTTATACAAGGTCATAACCAGTTTAGTAACAAATCCTGCCCTTGCTTTGATGTAGAAAAGGAATATGGCAAAAATAAGGCATAACAAATGATACTTAGAATATTATTTGAGGTTAGTTGTTTAGTCTACCATGTTTTTTCTGGTATTCTTGCTATAACAAGATTAGAATGCTTGCCTCCATATTGGCATATAAGGAAAATGACTAAACAATTTATTAAAGAACAAAACGAAAGTATTTATTCTAAAATGGGGTTCAAAGAATAATGGAATTATCACAAGTATGACAAAATGTGTTCTAAGGAATAAAGCAATACAATTAATTTAAAAGCTTTTAAAAAAGAGTTTGAAGAGGATACAAAGTATGCACTGATTATGGCCAATGGTTGTAAATCTGATGAATATAGAATAATGTTAAGAAGCTAGGAGTTCCCATGAATTATTATGCTAAAAGACTAATTAAGTGTTGGGAAGGATGTAAATTACAAGCCTATCAATGTTCTGCTGGTGTTTGGACTATTGGCTACGGGCGCACAAAAGATATAAAACAAGGGGATAAGATATCACAAAGACAGGCCGATATTTTTCTTGGACAAGACCTTAGTATTTACACAAGCGCGGTTTTACGTGAGGTAGATAAGTTAGGATTAAAATCATGGCAAGTGGGAGCATTAATCTCTTTTACTTATAATCTTGGGGGTCGCAACTTTAGACGTTCGGAATTACTAGCTACTATAAAAGAAGACCCTGAGAATTATGATGACATAGCACGTGGTTTTTTAAATTGGGACAATGCAGGTGGTAGAGAGATAAAAGGTCTATCCAAGAGGCGTATATCGGAAGCAAACTGCTATGCTAACGGGCGGATTTAAGATAGTCTTTTAAGAAATCTTTTGGATCATATCTACCTGCTTCAAATAAAAATATTCTCATTTGATCGTGTGGGCAGTCTTCTATGTTTAGGTTACAACACATACAATACATACCTTCAAAAGGATGATACCTTTTCTCGTTAGTTTCTAAAAGCTTTTCCCAATTTTCATTAACTATATTTAACATTATCCCTATCCTTAATTACAGTCAATGCCATTAATTCATTATGGTGGATAGCTAAGAGTAGATCATATTTCAGTAATTCCTCATCTTTTGAGTGCATCAACCTATCCACAACTAAAGATAAAACTTTCTTCAATTTAGTCTTCTTCGTGTATAAAGTTACCCCATCTTGTAGGGATATCTGGGCCATGTTTGGAGTATCATTATAAGATATAAGATGTGTGCAAGGGATTCTTTTTAGGAAAAAAGATTTATCACTTGATTTAAGTTTCCATCCCATGATTACTCTCCAATATTTTTACTTCTACTAGGCAATAACCGCCTGACGCTATATTATCGTTAATGTATGATTGCACACTAGATTGAATATTATCTATCCTATGCTTAAATATATGGTGTGGATAGGGCGTATCACTAGGTTTCAATACTAGAATTATCCTTATAGTATCATCAACATCTAAGCGTATTTTATCAGCTACAAACTCATCATACTCAAAGAACTCTATTAGTTTTTTAGCATACTTGCCAACACCGTCAACAGTTGCTGGCTTAATAGGCCATTGACTTATAGGCTTAGTTAAGCTATTCTCAACGGCAATATAGGAACAAGCTCTAATATAATCCTTTAATTCTTGGGGCAACTTTTTAGTTTGCAATATTTTACGAGCTATTTTCCTATTCCTTATTTCCATTAACCATGCTACGTATCTTCTCTTAATTCCCATTCTTCCTACTCCAACTCATAAATTGCTTGTATTATATCCTCACAGGTACCACCGACCTCTAGGGACTCGTACTTAGTCTCGTTAATCATTCGTATATGGCATGTATTCATAATACCAGGGGTCATATGAGATATATTTGCTGGATTAAGGAACACCTCCCCATCGTTAAAATTGATAAAATTGTAGTTGTTTTTAGCAGAGCCTGCTGTGTATAATACACCAAAAGCAAAGCCTATTATTAATAAGATTATACCCAAGACGGTAAATGCACGTACTATATTATAATCAATTTTCTTCATAATTAAACTCCTATAACACCTTGTAATTTATTAACTATTTGGCTATATTTGTTACTCTCAATATCTTGCAATTTATTAACCTGATACCCCGCACATATTCTAGCCACACTATAGCTACCGTCAACCAAGGCAGTTTTAGTTATTAAGTCCTCAATCTTAGCTATTTGTGAGGCATACATCTTTTGTGTTTTTTGAGGTTTAGGCTTTGATAGTGGTTTATTACCAAGATTCCTTTCTGGGTCATCACCACTAGAAATTCTGAATGCTTCCTTTAATGCATACTTGCTAGCATAGCTAATAGCCATCCCATAGGCTTTATCCCTAGAGTCCATGCCTTGGCCAAACCCATTTACTACAACCCTCTCTTCCGGCTTGTCAACGTTAATAAACGTGTATTCAATTTCGACCGTACAAAGTGCATTATTTCCTATTCTTTCTATCCCGTGATTGATCATTTTAGGCTGTGCATATATGCGGTTAATAACAAATGCTTTATTACAAGCTTCACTTACAGCCTCATGTGACAAGAAAGCCCATTGACCATTTACATCCTTACTTTCTTTTTGTAGGATACCAATTTCGTTAGTGATTTTCAATAATCTTTCATAGATATTCAAGTCCTTTATCAAGTCCTTTATACCACTATCCACAGGCTTGTCTATTTCTTGGTTTTTTACTTTCTCAGCAATTTCTTTTGCTATTTCGGGGGTGATTTTATCATTCATTTTATAGCTCCTAAAAAGGTATTACATCTACTTTTCCACAATACTGTGCTACATTGTCTTCTATCCAGTTTTTATGATGGGATAGTTCAATCTCAAACTCAGTTTTAGTGTAGGCATAACTAATATCATTCCAGTCATATTGCTCATTATTAATGTAAATGTGCACGAACAATTGATTATCCTCAACAAACATTGAGAGCCTGACTTTAAAGCTTTCGCCATCATGTACATAATAATCTGATAGCTCATTGCAAATATCCCGAGCAGTAAAAAACTCTCTTTTATCTAGTTCATTAACTAATTTAGTAATCTTATTCATGCTTTGTATTATTGTCATTGTTTGTCTCCGTTAATTGCTTTATGTATATACTATATATACAATAGATTAACAAAACGTTAACGTAATAATAATAATTCGTTTTCATTTATATAATATTTACTAAGCAGTTTTTCTCTTATGGTTTCTGTAAGTCTACGCTGATGACAAGCTATAGAGCGCAAGTACACATATGATATACCAAGGCTCTCTGCAAGCTCAGTTCGGTTTATGCCATTCCTATACTGTATTATCGTAAATAGTTTTGATAGATTTGTTTGCTTACGTGTCATTTTTTGTAGTTCTTCGTTATATTCTCTTTCGGGGTGGTTTTCAAGCCAGTAATCTAAAGAATTTCTTGCAACAAATTGGTGATCCACACAATCATAAATTTTTCTATCTTCGCTAGCCATAATATTGATCCTTTTTTTAAATTAAACTAAGTAGTTAGAGCGTATCTTTTTACTAAGAAATTGAATTTTCCGAGGTCAACTCCGTTTTTCAAAAAAGATTTACAAATATTGTATAATTTTTCTTCACATTCAGTTTTCTCAATTTCATCAGCAGAAGAATAACAAGTAATTTTTTCTACTTTGTAAGTTTTCAATTCGTGGTGTAAATTCCAAAATTCTTTAACGCTGTTTTCTTTCATCTCAATCTCCTAATTACTTTATGTATATATAGTATCTACATAGTATTAACAAAAGGTTAACGTAACAAACTAACAAAGAATCTTTTACAGTTGTCAAGGGTGCTTCAATGGTTGTTTTTTTTATGGGAGTATGGTAAGCTGTATAGAGTCTTCTTTACCCCTTGAGTTGCACCTTTGGGGGTATCCTTCCATAGATTATTATAGATTGTGTTATTTGTGTTTTCTGCTATAATGGATGTGTGGTCAGCAACCGACTGATTATACTTTCATTCTAAACATAACCCCCTTTGGAAACTTTGGGGGTTTTTTTATCGGATTAATACGCTTTAAGGTTACACACTTTATTAACACCATCAAAATATCTAATAAAATCTTAACTTTTATCATTTATATTTAAGTATACGAGTTTTAACAGGCTCACACGTAGAGATCGCTATTTAATTATGGCGGGAGCAGGCTAATACAATACTTACTTCGGTAAGGAATAAGCCTACCCTCTTTCTACGTGTAGGGCTGTTAATCTCCCGCTTCCTTAATTAATTAAATGGCGTAAGATACATGGATCATCTAACAAAATTGATACTATTCCATACTGGATTAACAGAACAAGAATTACAATGTAAGCTATATGGTAAACGTGAATTTACTAAAGAGGAAGTTAAAAGGATTTTAGATTTATTATATTTCTTGCATGGACGTGACTAGCATGTTGAAAATTATTAGTCGTTTTTGTCAAATAAATTAGAGTTTTGTTTCTCTTGTATTAAATCACCTGTTATTTTTGAGATTATATATTTTTCACTACCTGATATTGCTTCTCCGTTATCGTCTTCTTCATACGTGATAACCATTTCTACAGGTAATTTAGAATTATAACGTACTTCTGTCCTTATTTCTTTTAGCTTCTCTTTAATCTGATCTGAAAATTCTATTTGTTGAGGTTTTATAGTTTTTCCAACATACATAAAAGTCCATTTTTGATCTCCATAATAATCTGCCATACGTATGGTAAGATTAGTTTTTATAGGGTCTTGTTTTGATTCTACAGATTCTAAGTTTAAATCTTGTTTTAGAATTGCTTCTTTATCTTTTTGTGTAATTATTGTTCTATTACTATCTTCTTTGGTAGAGTATCCGATTTCTCCTTTAGAGTTAAGATGCTCCCCATATTTTCTTTGGATAGAATACTTTTTTTGCCAGCTAGCTTTTATCAATTTAAAAAGATTAAATTCTACTTTATACGTATCTTCTTCAATAATTAATTCAACTGTACCATCTTCTAAAATAGTATGTTTCTTTACTTTACGCCCTTTCTCAATCATCTTATAGGCAATATATGAAGTGATAGCAACTCCAGCGACTCCACTAACTCCAGTACCAATAAAACCTAATAATTGGAGTAATTCTTCTATACTCAATGTATCTTTAAGCCCGAAAAGATTTTTTGCTGACTGCAAAGCATTAGCAGACTCCAAAGATACTTTACATTTAAAGCATTTTTTCTTAAAATCAGCAGTAATAAAAGTTTTTACATCTGCTTTTTTACCATTAATAATCTTATTACTTTCTTCTATCAATTCACCAAAAGCCAATAAAGAAGGTGCAAATTCTTTAATGTCAATCTTCCCATCCTTATAATTACTACCTTCATAGTATATGTGTAATTCTTGATTCTGCATACCTACACCATACGTAATAATAAGTCGTTAAAAGTATTTTTGTTGTCTCTATTATTGTATCTATAAGTAAATTCGTTTATGTAATTATCTAGGTACTTTTTGCTTACTTTGTGAAAGTTACCCATGATACCACGCTTTAATAAAGCCCAAAATGATTCAATGGTATTTGTGTGAATATCATAGCTATTAACGTATTCTTTTTGGTGGTTAACTTGTGCATGGTTAATAATCTTATTCATAGTCATATAGCCTTTATATTCGTCAGTAATAAGTAATGAATTATCCATGTCTATATTATCCCTAACTAATTGCTTAAGTCCATATGACTTAATTTGCGCTTTCTGAACGCTCGTAGCTTTTACCTTACCGCCTCGTTCTACCATACCAACAACACACTCTTTTTTAGTACCACGACCTCTTGGATTGCCCTTGTCGTTGTCATCCTTCTTGCCTGTTTTCCTAGGCTTTCCGCCAACATAAGTCTCATCCATTTCTATTATACCACTTAACAATTCTTTGTCATTAGTTTTCATAGCCTTACGCACTCTTTGCATAATTGACCATACGGTAGCTTGTCTCATACCTAAGTCTCTTGCTATCTGATAGGACGATGCACCTTTTTTTGCGTTTAACATTAAGCTCATTATTAAGAACCATTTTTGTAATTCAATATGTGTGTGATGAAAAATAGTACCTACTGTTACACTAAAAGATTTTCTACAATCATTACAATGATGTCTTAATTCTTTTTCGTTAGGGTAGGTATTTTCTCCCTTACAATATGCACATTTTACTTCATCACCCCATCTTACTTTTTCAAAGTGTTTAATACATGCTTCTTGAGTGGGAAACTTCTTTATTAACTCTAGTATATTCATAACACACAGCCATTTTTTATTACTTAATAGTTATATGTTACTACTTGTTTATCTAGTTGTCAACCTTAAAGCGTATTAATCCGTTTTTTATTATAGAAATAATGGTGGTTAGGATAGGTTAAGTTAGTGGCATACACAACTGAAAGATAATCATTGAGAAAAACCCCTAAGAACTAAATCAAAGGGGTTTATGAAACATAATAGTACTAAACTACCACACTAGCATGATAGCATATAAAATAAAAGTTAGTTAATCTAAACAACCCAACATAACCCACCGCTATTTTTGGCTAACCACGTGCTTTAAAAAATAACCATGTCTAAGCCAACTATAACTATAACTATAACTATAACTATAACTATAACTATAACTATAACTATAA